AATCATAGCTCCAGACTCAGCAAGATTATCCCTCTGAGCCTTTCTTCGTGCCGGAACGGGTCGACCCTTGTGATCAAAGCCTACTTTGCTCACAGGTAGCCCAAGCTTTGGACAATAAGGCTGTATAGACGTTGGAAGCTGCACAAGGTCTCCGTTCGCAAGAGCCTGCTTAATCAAAGCATCTCTCTCCGTTCCTTCTGACGAATGCTTTAACAGCTTTGAAAACTTATCCAATGCAGATAAATATTGCTGACCATCAAACTTCTCCCCAATAACGGAAAGGGCATCTTCGGCCTGTCTATAATCATTGTTTGAAACACCATTGATAATTCTATCAACAAGTTGGCCATAAGAAAGGCGAGTCATCTCTTCGGCCTCTCTAGAAACTTTGCTTATATCATTCTTGTGGTCAGAAGCCTTCATAATCGACCTGAGTCCATCTTCATTTAGCCTATAAGATTTTCCGCTAACAATAAAACTGCTTGGAATTACAGGCTTGCCATTTGGCATATCAACCGGAACATTAATCTCAACTCTGCCATGAGCAGTTGGAATGTCTGCAGCAAAAGTTAAAGTCTTATCTGTTGAGGAGGCTACGCGAACCTGTGGATTTGGAACTCCATACCCAGAAAGCTCAACGGCCACTACGCCAGTTGCCATCTTTATTTGCTCTACACCAAAAGAGGAGGCTGCCGCAACCAAGTCGTTCTCAAGATCTGCATACTTCTCAAGGCTCACAGGAACAACGGGGGTGTCCACCTTGAAATCACTAACGCTTCTTTGAGATGCAAACTTGTTTACATTTGTCTTTTTTCTGAAATTATTTGTATCTTTAATATAAACATAAAGATTCTCTTTATTTAGCTTTACAAGCTCATCTCCTTGTACAAAATGATTGGGAAGAGCAGGAATGCCATTTGTAACCTGAACTGGAATTGGAACATTCACTTGAGTAAAGTCAGACGTATCAATTGAGGCGTTGCAAAGAATGAAGTGATCATTCGTGCGAACAGCCGTTACCTCTTGTGGAACACAACCTAATGAAACTAACTGTAACTTAGCAAACTTCTCCGCCTTCCTAACTGTGTTATCAGAAAGTGCAGAGAAAGAAGATTGCTTATCTAGCGAAAATACTCCCGCTAATTCTTTGGAGAACTCATTCTCTTCGTACAATGGACTTAACTTCTCTCCATAGGGAATTCTAGCGCCAGATGCGCCAGAGTCTTCAAGCTTTATGGTTGCATGCTTATCTGGAAGAAGATCTCCAACTTCCTTTCTGAAGTTAGACCTTCCGCCGCCGAGGCCATAAAGGTGATCATAAATTTCTGAAATTTCCCTCTGAGTTATAAATTTATTATCAGACCTTCTGTTAGCTATAACATCACGCATGTGACAAATCAATGTATCCTTAGAGTTTAGAGCGGCAGCCTTCTCCAGTCTGTTTACTACATAAGTAGTTGTAAATGTTTTACCATTCTCCAATACGTCCAAAGCTCTCTTAGCTTGCGCTACAATTCTGTTAATTTCTTTCATTATTTTATTCCCTTATCTAATTAGACTTTAATATTTCCGGAAAAAGACTTCCAAGAGTATCTGCTTTTGCCTTTGACTGACTGGAAACGACTTTTTTAACAAACTCACTATCTGTATTTGCTACATCTAATAATGCAGATTTAAATGTAAAAATATCATCACCATTAAATCCATATTCTTCTGATGAAAAGCTACAAATTGGAACATCTTTATAAGAAAGAGTTACGTTATTATGATCATAATTGCTAGCCGCAGTCCAATCTCCGCCCTCTTTTGTTTGATATTTAGGATCAGAGCTTCGAACCAAAAAGGAGTTGCCGTCAACTTCCTCGACCTTCCATAAATCATTATATTGATCACCCAATACTTTGTACATATCAAATGCAACCTTTTTAATTTTTAAATCTTCAGACAAAGGAATTCTATCCTTTGTTGAGATATCAGAAGATTGCTTTTTCAAAAGCCTAATAAGTACTTCGTCTAATTCAGACATGAATGCTCTCCTTGCTGTAAAATTTGTCTTTATTAATAGAAAAGAAAACTCTATATATTTACTGAATTACCTTAACTAATAGACCCTTTTCAATTGCTATCAAAAAAATTAGTAGGCTATTCAACTTCGCCTTTATTAATTTTTGCAATCTCAGCTAAAATTTCAGTTATCCTAGGATGTGTTTTGCATATCTTTTGAAGCTTTTTAACTATACCGCCATAGCGCTTCTTTTGATTTTTATAATCTATATTTCCATGCATAGCCTTATGCACGGCCGATTGGGTAATGCCCAAATGTTCGGCTATCTCATTTTGAGTTTTGCCCATGAGCCTCATAAACAATATCTTTTTCTGATGCTCTGTTAAAAACTCTCCATTTACTATCTCATAGATCTCATCTAACAATTCTTCTTTTAAATCACTTATCTTTTCATCACAAGAATTGTCCATAAGAACCCGGCCCATGCCTCGTTCATTTGAAAAATTATTTAACTTAGCAGACTCAAATGAGATTTCAACAATCTTATATTGATATGATTTACTCTTTTTACCCACTTACCCTACCACGTTTCTGGAATTATTTGCTTAAAATCCTTAGCAAATGTTTGCTTATTTTTTGATAAATCCGAAAAATATTCATCAACATCCTTGTATGAATCTGGAACTTTTAAAAACCTTAATCTAATTCCTCTGTTTATATATTTAGAATATACTCTCTCAACAGACCTTGAGCCAGCTTCATCTGAATCCAATATAAACGTTATCCTGTCTGTGTATCTTGCAAGCTTTAAAAAATGATTTTGAGAAAAGGCTGTTCCACAAATAGCTACAGAGTTTAAAAAGTTATTTTTACTCATAGATATTTGATCAAAGTAACCTTCTAAAACATATACATTATTAGATTTTAAGATATGCTCTTTTGCATGATTAAGCCCATACAAAATATTTGACTTTTTATAAGATGAATTCTTATACTTCGGAATTCCTAAATAATTTCTTTCATCGTCAGCAAGAAGGGTTCTGCCGCTTATTCCGATTGGCTCATTATATTCTGAATAAATTGGAAAGATTAAATAAAAGTAATCAGAAAAGTCACTTCCTTTTGAATAGTTTAAAATATTTAATTTATTTAATAAATCTTCAGAAACATATTTTGTTAAAACAGATGGATTTTGAGGAAAAAAGCCAATATTATTCTTTGTAATAGACTCTTTATCTAATTGCCTATCTTTTACAAGATACTCTAAACACTTATTAGAATTTTTAAGATTGCTATGACAAATGTCTATCAAATGTCCTACTCCTTCATTCTGAGTCATTGCTTTCCACCTTGCTTAACACCCTCTGTGTCTCTTCAACCGCCTTTATCATATGTTGTGTTACATCGATCTTGCACCCAACCTGATCATTCGAGCAGCCCTTTCCGACCAAAACTCCATTAATAAACTGTGTTTCAACGTCTTGTTCGCAGGTCTTGCACGGAAAGACAAACGCCTTTTTCTTTTTAGACCTAAGGATATCTCCATTAGCCTTCATCGCCAACTTTGAATATGGCGACACATCAACAAGGACCTCTCCACACTCATTGCACATTACATCATCTGTATCTATATCTAAAGAACCATCTGTAAATCCATCACTAAACTTACACTTCTGATTACATCTTACAATCATACTTCCTCCTCATTCTATGGAATTTATCAATGGATTAACGTCCTCTGCTGCCCCATCTGTTTCAAGAGCGCCAACGATAGGGTCTTTATATCCTAAATATATATCTCTAACCTCTTGATCATTAGCTTGTACAAAGCTGTCTCCGGATTCAACAAATGCCAATAAAGCTTTATCTCGGCCTCGTATCTTTTCTCCATTTATAAGATAGCTCTGACTGCTTGGCCTTTCTATTAGGCCATACTTTACAGACAGATCAAAAACTTCTTCCTCGGCATTTACAATTCCTTTTTTATATTCTACTTTATATTCGGCTTTGCGAAATGGCGCTCCAACCTTATTCTTCTGAATCTTAGCTCTAACCGTATGCCCAATCCGACCTCCCTCATCATCTTTTATAACCGAATCTGCACTAAAAACAGGAGCCATATTTATCATTAAACTGCATGCATGCTTAAGAGCCTTACCTCCAGGAGAGGTCGTTGGATCTCCAAACATTTGGCCTAAATTAACACGAACCTGATTAATGCCTATGAAGGCAACATTCGCTTGAGCAACAACCGGAGTAAGCTTCTTCAGCTCTGTGGACAAAAACCGTGGAATTGGAGCCATATTTGCCTTGCCTATATCTGCAGAAATTTCCAATGGAGTATTCAAAACAGCTATTGAATCAAGAACTATTATTCCAAGATTTCTAAACCTAGGATCCTTCCCCTCTATAATATGATCCAAAATTCCCTTCATATTTTTTGATGCTTTTTTAGTTTTAGAATTAACCTTCATCGTTCCAATTAGTCCTTGGAAAATAGCTCTTGCATCATTAGTCTTTATCACCATAACCCTGGATATGTCTACGCCCTGATTCTGTGCCCACTCTGGATCATAAGTATATTCCGCATCTATAAAAAGAGCTGTATTATCAGGATTCTCATCCAAGTAACTCTTTATGCACGATAAGGCAAGCATTGTTTTTCCAGAACTCTCTTGACCTGCAAGCTGAGTGATCCTTCCCATAGGGATTCCGCCTATGCCTATCGACTCATCGAGCGCAGGACTGCCTGTACTTATTGCATCATATTTTGTAGAAATATTTCCATCGAAAAAGATCGTA